TACTTTTGGAACTCAACAAGAAGTAGCAACTATACCTGATACTACTTTACCTAATCCCTTTGTAGTTCAACCACCAGCTAGTATTACATTGACAGATGAACTTGTAGAATATTCAGAGGGAACAGTAATAACAAGATTGAATATAGCAATAGGTGCATCTACAGATAAATTTGTTCAGTATTATGTTGTTGAGGCAAAACTTTCTACTGAAGCAAACTTTAAAATTATTGGGCAAGGAACAGAACTTAACTATGAATTATTAAATGTTATAGATGATGCAACTTACAATGTTAGATGCCGAGCAATCAATTCACTTGGTTCTTCTTCTTCTACAATCACAGAAAATAGAAAAATAGTTGGTGCTACTGAACCACCAAATGATGTTACAAACTTTTCTGTCAATATGCTTGGTAGTTCTCAAATGCAGTTGAATTGGGACGCAAATACTGACCTTGATATTTCTTTTTATGAAATACGTTATCAAAATGTTACAAACAATGCACAATGGAATAAATCCGTAAATTGGCTTCAAGTTCCTAGAACATCAGGAACAAGTATTACAACCAATGTAAGAGATGGTGCATTTTGTATCAAAGCTGTAGATAAATTAGGAAACGAGTCTAACAATGAAACAATTATCTATTCTAATATTGCTTCAGCAACAAACAACTTCAAAGATATACAAACTTTAACTGAGGACATAACTGCTGGAACTTTTGACGGAGACGTAGCATTGACAGATAGTTCAGGAACAACCTCTATTGTTTTAGATACTTTAAATGACTTTGATGATGTTACAGGTAACTTTGATGATGCATCAGGAGATTTTGATTTAGGGGGAGTAGCAACAGATAATATTGACAATGAGGGTTTTTATACACTTGCACAAACTTTATCGTTAACAGGAATATTTGATGTTTCTTTTATTAAAAGCATAACCATAGATCAAATTGAAGATCCATACGATTTATTTGATGATGGAAGAGGTGCAAGTTTTTTTGATGATGCACCTGCACCATTTGATGGAAATGACCCAACAAATGCAACAGTACAACTGCAAATCGCTACTTCAACAACTTCTTTAGACAATGCAACAAGTTTTCAGCCTATGAATACTTCTACTACATTTAAAGGAAGATTTTTTAAATTTAGGTTGCGATTAGCAAATAAAAATTTTAAAACAAGAGCATTTGTATCTGGTATTTCTATTGATATAAAAATGCAAAAAAGACAAGAAACAGGAGAAGATGTGGCTAGTGGTACTTCTACAAAATCTGTCACTTTCACTAATGCTTTCTTTGCAATACCATCAATAGGTATAGCGGCACAAAATATGGCTACAGGAGATTTTTTTACAATATCAAACAAAGCTATAACAGGTTTTGACATAGATTTTAAAAATTCAAGTGGCACAAATATAAATAGAACTTTTGACTTTGTGGCTGTAGGTCATGGGTTGAAAAGTTCTTCATAAATGTTTATAGGATATATATGAGTCAAGTTTCAGATGTTTCTTTAGCAAATCAAGGGTTTTCAGCTTTTAGAACAGAATTAAATAATATCTTAGGTGCATTAAATTCTATGCACTCAGGCACATCAAGACCAAGTTCAGCAACTACAGGAACTATTTGGCTAGATACCACTAACTCAGGGTCAAATTCTTTAGAAATAAAATTCTTTGATGGCTCTGATGATATAAGTTTTGCTACTGTAGATACTTCAGCTAACACAATAAACTTTATTGATAGTACAGTATCATTTGATATTGTTAGTGATACTACACCTCAACTTGGTGGAGACTTAGACACTAATTCAGCAAATATAAAAATTGATGATGCTCATGGTTTATTTGATGAAAACAACAATGAACAGTTAATATTTCAAACAACTGCTAGTGCTGTAAATTTTGCAGAATTAACAAATGCGGCTACAGGTAATGATGTAGGTTTAGCAGTAGATGGTGGAGATACAAATGTTGGTTTATCATTGTCAACAAAAGGGACAGGCAAGTTTAAGTTTAATGATGCCGCATACTTCCCTGAAGCAACTCTAACTGATGGCTCAACTGTTTCTTGGGACGTACAATCTAGTCCTGTTGCAAAAGTAACTCTTGGTGGTAATAGAGCTTTAGGTGCTGGAACAAATGGAGTTGCTGGTCAGTTTGTTTCATTATTAGTTATTCAAGATGGAACAGGCAGTAGAACACTATCATTCAATGCTGTTTATGAATTCAAAGATGATACAGCACCAACACTAACAACAACTGCTTCTAAAGGAGATTTATTTGTATTTAGATATAATGGTTCTAAATTTTTAGAAGTTGGTAGAAACCTTAACTTAACTTTATCGTAATATGTTTGCATTAGTAGAAGATAATAAAATTACTCAAATGCTAAAAGGTAACAAAGGAATTACTATTGACGGTATTCAATATCCAGCTTCAATATATACTTTGTGGTCTGAAGCAGAAAGAAACGCAATAGGTATTTACACAATAGAGATAGACAACACTAATAGAAAAGATGAGGAGTGGTATATCAATACAAATATTACTTATGTTTTTTCTAGCGGTAAAGTAACAGGTTCTTATGGAACTGCTACAGCAAAAGCTATTGAAGATGCTAACGCAAAAGATGAAGATGGTGTTGAATTAGACCCTGTTGTTGTTATTAAAGGATTAAAAACAATCAAAAAAGAAATAATAGATCAACAATGTGCTGGAATTTTGCAACCTAGTGATTGGAGAGTTATAAAAGCAAAAGAAACAAGTGGAACAATGAATAGTGGTTGGAAAACTTGGAGAGCATCAGTAAGAACTAAGTGTAATTCTATGCAAGATCAAATAGATGCAGTTTCAAATGTTGATGAACTTGCGGCTTTGTTTACTTATACTGAGCAAGAAGATGGAAGCATAACGAGACCTTTAGGCGAATTTCCAACTAAGGAAGATTAAATGCCTTTTGTTATAGGTGGAAACCAATTAGTAGATACAGGTTATGAAGTAAGTAATTCAGCAAGAATGAATAACAATGAAAATTTTACAAAAACAATTAGTTCAACTACAAGCAGAAATACTTTTACAATTTCAACATGGTTAAAAAGATCAAGCACAAGCGGTAATGGTGGGATTTTTGGAGTTGGAACTGCATCATCAGACACAGGAAGATTTTTTTTAAGATTTACAAGTTCTGATAAACTAGCTGCTACAGGTGGTGCAACAAATTTTAGAATTTCAAATGCTGTATTTAGAGATTTAAGTGCTTTTTATCATATTGTATGTGTGTTTGACTCAACAAATGGAACAGCACAAAATAGATTAAGACTTTACGTTAATGGCGTGGAAATTACCTCATGGTCAAGTAATAATACTGTAAATTCAAGTCAGAATACGCCTGTCAATGAGTCTGGCAAAACTCATGTTGTTGGTGGAGATGGAGATAATTCTTCGGCAAAATTTAGTGGATATTTAGCAGAATTTAATTTTATAGACGGACAAGCTAAAGCACCAACAGATTTCGGAGAATTTAATGACAACGGAGTTTGGATTCCAAAAAAATATGATGGAACATATACAAACAATAGTTTTTTTCTAGAATTTCAAAATTCTGGGTCGTTAGGTAATGATACAAGCGGACTTGGTAATAATTATACAGCAAATAATTTTAACACAGTAGATCAAACAACAGATACACCTACAAATAATTTTGCAACAGGAAATCCACTTGCAAAATATATCAATGATACTAATGTTACTTATTCAGAGGGTAATGTTAAAGGTGTTGCACAAGCAGTAGCAACTAGCTATCAATTTTTAGGAAACTTTGGAGTAGGTCAAGGTAAATGGTATTGGGAAGTTAAAGCAACAGACGTTAATCAAAACAATGATACCAGAATAGGAGTAGTTCCTGAAGAGTCTATTGTTGGAATAACTATAAATGGAGAACATAATCAGATTGTTTACAGAGGAGACGGTAGTGTTACATCAACTGGAGAGTCATCATTAAGTAGTCAAGGTAATGTAACTGATGGCATGATTGTCGGAGTAGCACTTGATATGGATAATTTTACAGTAAAATGGTATTTAAATGGAACTTTAACTTCAACAATATCAATTAATTCTACTTATCGTAATACAAATTATTTTCCATTTTTTCGTCATATAAATTCTGGTACAGTAGAATTTAATTTTGGCAATCCATCTTTTTCAATATCAAGTGGTAATTCAGATAGCGAGGGACATGGTAATTTTGAATATGCAGTACCTAGTGGTTATTTTGCATTATGCACTAAAAACTTAGCGGAGTACGGATAATGGCTTATACAACAGTAGATGATCCGTCACAATATTTTCAGATGGATTTATATACAGGAGATGGACAAGGCAGTGGAAACAATATTATAACTAATGATGGTAATTCAGATTTACAACCTGATTGGATTTGGACAAAAGAAATTACAGGCACATCAGGAAATCAAAATCATACGATTATAGATACATCTAGAGGTATTACTAAACAAATTTTTGCAAATTTAGACTCTGCGGAAGCAACTTCTTCAGCTTTTATTACACAAATAGATACTGATGGTTTTCGTTTAGGCGATAATGCAAATATTAATAACAATGGTTCAAGTTATGTAGCATGGCAGTGGAAAGCTAATGGTGGAACAACATCAAGTAATAATGATGGTAGTTATACTTCAACTGTTCAAGCTAATACCACAGCAGGATTTAGTATAGTAAAATATGGAGACGCCAGTAGTTTTAGTGCTTCAACGCCTGCAACAGTAGGTCATGGTTTAGGTAAAGCACCAAAATGGATTATTATTAAAAATTTAGATGGAACAAGAGATTGGGGAGTACATCATTCAGGTTTGACTGATGCTAGTAAAGTAATTTTTTTAAATTTAACTAATGCTGAATCAGCTTCAAATGGATTTATGAATAGTACTGCTCCATCATCTACTGTCTTTACAGTAAACACTCTCAACGTGGCTAATGGTAATAATTTAGAATACATCGCTTATTGTTTTGCCGAAATAAAAGGATACAGTAAATTTGGTAGCTACAAAGGTAATGGTAATGCTGATGGTCCATTTGTTTATACAGGATTTAAACCAGCATATCTTCTTGGAAAAAATACTGCAAGTGCTGGAAATCATTGGTTTATAAATGATAATAAAAGAGGTTTTAATGGCGGTGCAAATTGGATAAAGGCAGATTCAGGTGCGGCTCAACTAACTAATCTTACTAATCCTGATTTTTTGTCTAATGGTTTCAAAATAAGAAACAACAATGCTATTTTTAATGAAAATAATTCAAACTATATTTACATGGCTTTTGCAGAACATCCTTTTGTAAGCAGTCAAGGAGTGCCCGTTACTGCAAAATGAAAAATATTCTATTTCTTGTATTCTTTTCTATCTTCATAATATTTAGTTATTCTATTCAAGCAGATACAAATTCTACTGTTTCATCAACTGTAGTTACTTCAACACCAAGTACAGCTAATGCACCATCAGTTGTAATTAACAATTCAAATATATGTAAAACTGCTGTTAGTGGTGCTGTTCAAACACAAATTCTAGGTATTGCTACAGGTCAAACAGTTACCGATACTACCTGTGAGTTGGTCTTGCTAAGTTCCAGATTATACTCAATGGGTATGAAAGTTGCGGCTGTAAGTTTACTTACTCAAGATTACCGAGTATGGGACGCTATGTGGAACGCTGGAACATATCCACCTATAAATGGTAAAATAGGAGTTGAAGCAAAAGATGAATGGTTAAAAAATAAACATCTCATACCTAAAGGAAGTTTTTTATTAGATAAAAAAGAAATAGCAAAACAAACAGAACAAACTAAAAGAGACCTACATGACTTTGAAAAATTTATTATTATGGGTATGGCTATGTATATTGGTTTGCCTCTCCTTTTCTAGTAAAGCTGTAGATTGCTCTACAACTACTGTAGGATTATGCGACCCTGTAGTTGAAGAAATAATATTAGATGAAGTAATTACGGAAGAGATTGAGTTTCAATCTGATGGTATTTTAACAACGACAACTACTGAAACAACAATACAAACAACTACAATAACAAACGAGGACTCAGGAGATTTACTTGATGGAGATAATAATTTTGTAACTTCTTCAAAAGAGGGAGATATGGATATTGATTGGGGGGGTCAAGGTCCAGCAACAATGCGATCAGGTTCTTACTGTAATAATCTTGGAACAGATAGATGTGCTGAAATAACAGGTTCAGGTAACTCTACTTCTACTATGGGAGTTTCAGGAATGGGAACAACTTTTATTCAAACTGTAGATGTTTCAGAAATAAATACAAAGTATGGTGGAGAAGTAAAATATTCTATTGAAGTTGATAAGCAAGATGCTCAAGACTCTATCTATATGCACATTACAGGTAAAGATGGACAAACAAATGTCTTTTCAGGGACAGATATTTTAAGTGCTAGTGGAACTGCATCAGGCTATCAAACATATGAAAGCAGTTTTGATTTTGGTGGTTCTCTTACATCAATTATTATTGAAGTAGGGGGTAGAGATATAAATCTTGCAGTTGG